TGACCTGACGAGCAGCCCGCGAAGCACATCTGCCTCCATAGAATCCGGAAAACGTTCGGGAGGGTCGATGTGCAGCCCAAGAAGACCTCGGTATGGATTCGATTCAGGCAAGCCCTCGTGCGTCACGCGCAGGGCGTGGTCGTAAACAGGAGCACGGTGCCCCACGCGGAACTTCAGAAACTCCTCGGTTCCCACTAGGTCGAGAAGAGTGTCAACTTCAGGCAGGCCCAGCGATTGCGCGAATAATTGCGATGCGTCCGTTCGTGCCTGTTCCAAACTAACAGGTGGGGCGGTCTTCGTCATACTGTTAATCCATATTCTGCCATCAGAAATTGTTCTGCAGCTGAGAGGAATTTAGCCGCTGCCGCCAAGCAGTCCGACGGTGTCAGGGTGTTCTCTGCCGAAGTGTCCGACCAGTTGTCGTAATCTGCTCGGAGCCTGTGCTCGTAGAGGAGCGGCAATTGTGAAGTCCAGGAATCGACATCTGGGAATTTATCTGGAAGGTCCGCGACCCTTCTGTGGTCGTCTCCCTTCAGGCTTACGGACCCTCGCACGACATACCGCACGGCCTTGGATGCATTGTACGCCGCATAATAGGCGCGTGAATAAACTGCACGCGGATTAGCGCTGGCGTTTGCGGCCGAAGCATCGGCATAGTGTATCCTCGCAAGCTCAAACCATCTTCGGGCAACGGCGTGAACGTGCTGCTCTAAAACGGTAAGGTCGCGGTTCATCGTAAGCGAAACGAGCGTCGCCTTGAATTCAGCGTGATTCCTGAGCAGTTCAAGAGCCTTCCGCTCGTCATTTGATAGAGCCATGGGACAGATGAAACCAGTTTATCAGTGAGTTTCCCGGCAGTTCCGGGACGGCAACGGCCGATTTTAGCAAGGAGGAGTGGAGATCCCGCCGGGTCGAAACTAAGATCACATACATGGCGTTTACTCAATCCGATCTCGACGCCCTCGACGCGGCGCGTAAGCAGGGTGCGCGCAGAGTCCGGTTTCAGGACCGCGAGTTCGAATTCGATTCCGTCGAGGACTATCTGAAGCTGCGGAATGTGATCCTGAACGATATCGCCCAGCAGTCCGGGCCGCAGCAAGTGCGGCAGGTGCGCATCTACACGACGAACGGCTGGGGCCTCTGAGCACAGTGCCAATTGAAACTCTTATGACGCTTGCGCGCCAAGCCGGGCACGAGCCTATGCCGGTGCCGCGCGTCCCACGGACGCGAGCGATGGGCACGTTCCCGTTCGATGCTGCCGGGCGCGGGCGTCGGGGGATCGGATGGAATCCGCCACTCCTCGGCCTCAACACGCTGCTGTTTTCGCATGGCCTGGAGTTGCAGGCGCGGAACCGGGACGCCGTTCGGAACAGTGCGTGGGCGTCGGCGGCGGTTGATTCGTATGTGGCCAATGCGATCGGGCGCGGCATCCGCCTGGTGCCGCAGCACCCGGACGAGACCATCCGCGACCTGATTACGAAGAAATGGAATCGGTGGACTCGTGAATGCGACGTCGAGTACGATCCTCGGAATCCAGCTTCGGGCCAGACCGATTTCTATGGCCAGCAGATGGTGATCGCCCGCGAGGTGATGGAAGCTGGCGAATGCTTCGTCCGCTTCCGACCGCGCTCAGTGAAGGAAGGGCTTACCGTTCCGCTCCAGCTTCAACTTATCGAGGCGGAACAGTTACCGCTGTGGCGCACGTCGGTCGAGCAGCTCACGCCGAAGAACTCGGTGCGCTGCGGGATCGAGTTCCAGCCCGACGGTCGGCGCGCAGCCTATCACTTCTGGAAGGCGCATCCGGGCGAAACGATGTTCTTCCCCCTCGAGGCGCTTTCCGTCGAGCGCGTGCCTGCCACCGACGTGCTGCACGTCTATAAGTCGATTCGTGCAGGCCAGTTCCGCGGCCAGCCATGGCTGACCTCAGTTATCGCGAAGCTCTACGAACTGGAGCAGTACACCGATGCGGAGATCGTCCGCAAGAAACTCGCAGCGATGATCACCGGTTTCATCACCCAGGCCAGTCCGGACAATCCGATCATCCCGCCCGACCAGTATCAGAACGGACCGAGCCAGACGGAGCCTGGAACACAGATCAGCAAGCTGGAGCCCGGCACATTCCAGGTGCTGAATTTCGGCGAAGAGGTTCAGTTCGCGGAGGCGAAGGACAGCGGCGACTTCAAATCGTTCATCAGGAGCTGCCTACAAGCGTTCGCCAGTGGCGCTGGCCTTGCCGAGTATCAGATCAGCGGTGACCTCTCGGGAATCAATTACTCCTCGATCCGCGCAGGTCTGCTGGAGTTCCGGCGTAAGTGCGAGCAGTATCAGCATTCGGTTTTCATTTTCCAGGTCTGCCATCCGGTGTACAAGCGCTGGTTGCGCGAGGCGATGCTGGCGCTTGTATTCGGCGTCGAGCTGCTGAATGCGTACAGCAAAAATCCCGAGCCGTTCGAGGAAGTGCAGTGGGTCACGCCGGGCTGGCCGTGGGTCGATCCCGAGAAGGACATCAAAGCCTCGAATGATGCCATCCGCAGCGGCCTTTCGACGCGCTCGGCTGAGGTCGCGGCGCAAGGTCGCGATGCCGGTGCTGTGGACGCGGAACAGGCGGCAGATAACAAGCGTGCGGACAAGCTTGGGCTGTCCTACGACAGCGATGGCCGGAAGGTCCTGACCGGACGTAACGCCGGTTTGACCGAAGATGAAATCCAACAGGACGCGAGCAAGGGAGAGGTGGACGTCAAGCCGTGAAGAATCTGGCTCGACTTGCGTCGCGGTTCATCAACACGCCGCTGATGATTCATCCGCCGAAGTTGGACGTGATGGTTCAGGCGCTGGCTCCGCGGCTGGGGATCATCCCGGTGGCCGGCGTGAAGCCTGCCGAACCGTTCGCTGCTGCATACATCGAGGAGGCTAGCGACAGCGATTACCAAGTGACTGATGGCATTGCCGTCATTCCGATCCAGGGCGTGTTGACGAAGAAAGAATCCTGGGTCTCAGCTTTCAGCGGTTGCAGCTCCTACGACCTGATTGGCCGCTATGTTCAGGACGCGGTGAACGACGCCGTCGTGCGCGCGATCCTATTGCAGGTTGATTCGCCCGGCGGTGAGACCACAGGATGCCTGGAGCTGTCGGATTACATCTATTCGCTCCGTGGTGCGAAGCCGATCTTCGCGGTCGCCGACGACTTCGCGTTCTCGGCCGCCTACGCGCTTACGAGCGCCGCCGACAAGATCTTCGTCACGCGCATGGGCGCAGTCGGGTCGGTCGGCGTTGTCGTGCTGCACACGGAGGATTCGAAGTTCAACGACGAGCAGGGCTTCAAGTACACCTACATTTTCAAAGGCGACAAGAAGGTCGATGCGAACCCGCACGAACCTCTCTCGGAGCGGGCGCAGAAAGACATCCAGTCCGAGATTGACCGGCAATATGACCAGTTCGTCGCCACTGTCGCACGGAACCGAGGTGCCGATCCCGACGCGATCGTCGCGACGCAGGCCGGCGTGTACTGGGCAGAAACCAGCGTTCCACTGCTCGCAGACCGGGTCGGAACCGTTGGCGATGCCATGAATGCGCTTCGCCAACTGCTGAGTGAGCCGGTTCAAAGTTCAACGGCGGCGATTGCCGCAATATCCCAACCCCAGGAGGTAACAGCAAGTATGCCTGATGAGAAACCGCCGATAGCCGTCGAAGGCGCGAAGACGGATAACGGCGGCAAAGATAACCAAGATGAGTCCGAATGCCGCGCGTGCGGCGCTGGGCTCCGGAAAGGTGCGAAGTACTGCCACGCCTGTGGAGCGAAGGTGGAGGACGAGTCCAAGAAGGCGGGAAGCGCGGCACCGCTTTCCGGTCTCGCTTTCATTCCGGGCGAGCCGCTCAAGATGCGTCCCGAAGGTGACATCGAAGCCATCGGCGCGCTCTGCAGGATGGCCGGTTGTCCCGACAAGGCCGCCGACTTCCTCACCAAGAAGAAGCCCAACAGCCAATACCTCACCGTCGCGGAGATCAGCGAGCAACTGACCGCCGCGCGCGTGATGGAAAGCGAGAAGAGCATGATTACGTCGCACGTCAATCCGAATCAGGGCGCGGTTGGCTCGCTTCAGGAACTGGAAGCCCAAGCCACATCCTATGCCCGCCAAAATCGCGGCAAAGAGACTCCCAATCTCTACGCCGAAAGCGGTACCACCAGGCTGACCAAGGAGCGCGCTTACGCTCAGATGCTCGAAGAGCATCCGGAGATCTACGGCGCGTTTGTGGAGCAGCACAACGCCAAGGGCCTGATCGCCACGCTCGAGCGAGCCGGCGTGCGCCTGGCCCGGTAAAGGAGACCACATGGCTTTCGAACAGACTCTACGGACGGTAGGACTCCCGGCGGCGGCCGACCTCACTGGTGGTGGAACGGTGAATCCGCAGTTCTACTTCGTGACTGTTAACGCGTCCGGGCAGATCAACTTCACGGGCGCCGGCGCGGTGGCCGATGGCGTGGTCCAGGACAAGCCCAATGCGCAGGGAGTCGAGGGCGAAGTCGCGATTCTCGGCATCACCAAGCTCGTGACCGGCGCGGCCGTGAACGCCGGGGACCCGTTGATGGCCAACGCGAGCGGCCAGGCCATCACTGCTACCGCAGGCAACTTTGTCCGGGCACGCGCGCTAGCTGCCTCGGCGGGAGCCGGAGTTATCATCCCGGCGCTGCTCCTCGGCCCGTACAAGATGTAGGGATTCACCAATAGGAGAAACCGACAATGCCTCAGCCAACACTGCAAGACGTGCACGTCAATCGGCCACTGACGAACATCTCGGTAGCCTACCTCCAGGAGGCCGCCGGAGTCGAGTTCGTCGCGGACAAAGCTTTTCCGGCGGTCCCGGTTGAAAACAAGAGCGACCTCTATTACACCTACGCGCGGGCGGATTTCAACCGCGACGAGATGCAGAAGCGCGCACTTTCCGCCGAATCCGCCGGCACCGGCTACAACCTGAATTCCACCGGCACGTACAGCTGCGACATCTGGTCGCTACACAAGGATGTGGACGATCAGATCCGCGCCAACAGCGACTCGCCTCTTGCCCCAGATCGCGACGCAACGATCTTCCTTACGCAGAAGGCGCTTATCCGCCGCGAGAATCAGTGGGTCTCGAAGTTCTTTGGCACCGGAATCTGGACCAATACCGTTACCGGCCAGGCGACGGCGGATTCCACGCATGTCATCTATTGGGACTCCGCGAACTACCCCAACGGCAATCCCATCACCGATATTCGCCACGCGAAGACGCAGATGCGGCTGTCGAGCGGCGGCTTCGCGCCCAATATCTTCGTGGTCAGCCGTCCGGTGTTCGACAAGCTCGTCGATCACCCGGACTTCATCGACCGCACCAAGTATGGCCAGACTGCGCCGAACCCGGCGGTTGCCACCCGCCAGATCATGGCCGAGATCCTTGAGCTCGAAGAGGTC